TACTAGCTTGCCACTTCACAAAGCGCGTGTTAAAACGCGGCATCCATCGTCGCGAGACTGACGGCTAAGGGGTTCTTAAATGGAATTGAATGTCCCACAAGACGCGGAAGACGCTATCCGCGCGGATATTCAATCCAAGGCCGATATGCAATCGATCAGCTTGTTGATGCAATTCGCTGAAGCTGACGGCGATATATCCGAATACCTGACATCGGAGCAAATCGCGCAAGTCATCGATCAGGTTTGCGACACGTATGAATGCGACAAGGAAAGCCGGTCGGATTGGGCTGAAGTCGCTGAAGATGCTTTGAAAGAGATCGGGGAAACCAAATCCAGCGCCAAAGACTTCCCTTGGCCGGGTGCATCAAACGTCAAGTACCCATTGCTGGCAACGGCTGTCATGCAGTTCAATGCGCGTTCCTATCCCGCTATCGTCAAGGGCGATGAGGCGGTTTTATGCAAGGTGCTGGGCAATGACAACGGAATTCCGCGCCTTGATGATCAGGGCCAGCCGCTATTTCAATTCCAAGGCTTACCCGTAGCGTTTTCACCGCAAGGCCCTGTTGTGGTAACACCGCAAGGTCCATCCCCTCTACCGGAAGGAGGTGATCCAGAACCCGTGTGGGCGAGGGCACCGGGCGATAAGACCAAACGTGCAGCGCGTGTCCGTCAGTACATGAACTACATGTTGTTCTACCAGATGGACGGCTGGGAAGCGGAAACAGATACGCTGCTATTCCAGATGCCCGCGATTGGCTGCGGCTTTCGCAAATCATGGTTTGACGGGCGCAAGCATCAAAGCTTGTTTGTGCCAGCCCTTAAGCTGGTGGTCAACAACGCGTCCAAGTCATTGGATGATGCGCCGCAAATCACAGAAGAGATTGACGGAGTTTATCCGCATCAAATCAAGCGCGATATTCGGACCGGCAAATACCGCGCCGATGTGACGTTCAATGATGATGAAAAAGACGCCCGACTGCTGATCGAGGCGCAATCGTACTTTGACCTTGACGATGACGGCATTGATGAACCTTACATCGTCACCATCGATCACAAGTCCAAACAGCTTTTGCGCATCGTGCCTGACTTCGGACCGGAGCAGGTACAAATGGCGCAAACTGATGTGGCCTATATCGAACGGCGCAAGTTCTACACCAAATACGGGTTTATGCCGAACCCTGAGGGGCAATTCTACAACATCGGCTTGGCGCACTTGCTCCACCAATACGGCAACGTCATCAACACGCTGATCAATCAGATGATCGATGCCAACACGGCAGCTGTAGCTGGCGGGGGCTTTGTCGCGTCTGGCTTGAAGATCCAAGGGCGCGGGCAATCATCGTCGCTTAAGTGGCGTCCGGGCGAGTATAAGACCGTTCCGGTGGCTGGTGATGCGCTGCGCAACGGCATTGTTGAACGGACATTCCCGCAAGCAAGCCCTGTCATGTTTAACCTGCTGGACCTGATCCTTGGCGCGGCGCGGGACATTGCATCGATCAAGGATATCCTGACCGGCGAAGGGTCGAACAACGGGCAGGTCGGCACCACGCTTGCGCTGATCGAACAGGGGTTGCAGGTCTTTACCGCGATCTACAAGCGCGTTTACCTTGGCCTTAAGGGCGAGTTTAAAATCCTGTTTGGCAACATTGGCAAGTATGCTGACGAGGCCGCACAAGCCGCGTATATGGAATTGCTAGACGATCCTGCGGCGGACCTTCTGAAGGACTTCAATGCGGCGGATATGGACATCTGCCCCGTATCTGATCCTAGCAGTGTCACGCGGATGCAACGTATGGCAAGGGCGCAATTCCTGCTATCAACCGTCGAGACGCTGCAAGCCGTTGGCGGTGACGTTCGCGAAGTGCTGCGCCGTGTTTACGAAGCGGCGGACGTTGACGACATCGACAAGATTTTGCCAGCCCCTCCACCGCCAGGACCAGAACAGGCAATGGCAATGGCGGATATGGAAGCGACTGTTCGCGGCAAGGTTGCAAAGGCGGTCAAGGATGAAACGGACGCACAAGCTAAGATGGCCGCGTTGGAACTGGATGCCGGTTCGCTACAGCTTGACCGCGACAAAGCGGAACTCGAAGCGCTAAAGACTGGCATGGGGATGGCTGATGCCGGTTGACGCCAAAGACTTCGCGGAATGGTTTGACCTGCCTGTGACGCGCTACGTCATGGCTGCAATGCAGGCCCTTGCAGAGCGTGAAATGCAATCTTGGCAGGAACAGGCATGGGAGGGCAACCTTGATGCCCTAGCACTTCACACGGCCCGCGCTCGTGTCGAGGTCAGCAACACATTTATCGGCAACACTTTTGAAGACTGGAAGGCGATTAATGATCCCGAAGCTTGAAGACTGCAATCCCGGCTTGCGTCCGATGGGCTACAACGTGCTTGTGGCTGTCGATGTGATTGAGGAAAAGACTGCTGGCGGCATCATCCTGCCCGGAAAGCATACCGAGCGGGAAAGCAGCGCCTCGGAAAAGGGCCGCATTGTCGCAGTGTCGCAAATGGCATTTACCGGTGGCGATTGGACTGGCGTATCGGATCTGCCACAAGCTGGCGATCTGGTCCGGTTTCAGCGCTATGCAGGCGGCGGCGAACCTATCGAACTGGCGGACGGCAACAAATACCGCATCATCGCTGATGCTGACTTGAAGGGGGTTTACGATGAGCGGACGTGATGTTTCGGCGGCGGATTATGCCGTTGCAGTGACGCCTAGCGATAGCACTGTGTTTCAGTACCCGCGCGCGATCTACGTTGGTGTGTCTGGCGATGTGGCTGTGGTGCTGCGAGGTAAGACCGGCGCAGTGACGTTTAAGGCTGTCCCCGCTGGCATCCTTCCCATTCGTCCGGTGCAGGTTCTCGCAACCGGCACAACCGCAACCGATATGCTACTGCTGTACTAAGTTTCCCCATAGTGGGGATTGGTGGCCCGCCTTATGGGCAAGAGTGAGTGTCTATGGACCTTGAACAGAATGCAACGTCGGGAGACGAAGCGGTTGAATCGGTAGAGGTCGAAACGACCGATATTGCCGATGTTGAGCAACAGGCCGATCCGGAACCGGTAACACTTGAGGGCCTTGCCGGTGAAATGGGCTGGCGTCCGAAAGAGGAATGGAAGGGCGATCCCGACAAGTGGAAGCCCGCGCAAGATTATCTGCGCTCCACGGTCGATGTGAACCGCAAGCTTGGCAACCGCCTGAAGGGTGTAGAGGACCAGCTTGCCCGCGTGGCCCGCACATCGGTTTCGATCACGGAACGCGAAGTTGCCAAAGAGCGCGAACGGCTATTGCAGGAGCGCGAGGAAGCCTTTGACGCTGGTGATCGGGAAGCATTCGTTCGCGCCGAGCGTGAACTTGCCAAGGTTGCTGAAGTCGTCACTCCGCCGGTTCCAGACGAAACGCATTCGTTTGTCGAGCGCAACGCCAACTGGTTCCAAAAGGACAAGGAAGCAACGGCATGGGCTGTCAATCGCGCCAATGAACTGGCTGCGACGGGACTTGGACCAGCGCGCCAATTGGCCATTGTCGAGCGTGAAGCAAAGCAGATGTTTCCGGAGTTCTTCGAGGTTGAAAAGCCCAAGGCAAAACCGGCTCCATTGAGCACTCCAGGCACTCGCACCGCATCAACTTCACGCAAGGGTTTTGCGTCACTTCCTGCTGAAGCGCAGAAGGCCGCACTCGATTTTGAGGCCAAGCGCGGAATTAATCGTGAAGAATACGCAAAAATCTATTACGAGGAGAATTAATGTGCTAGAAGGCACTTCAGAAACCCGCCGTCCGGGGCGTCCAAAGCGTGACGAAACGACGAACCAAGAGCGCCGCCGTAGATCGGGTGGCATTGCAAGCAGGCTGGAAATCCCTGCGGACGTTCTTGCAGCTTACCCCGATATGGAGTTTCGGTGGGGCCGCGATGACGGAAACCGGATGCAACAGCTTACGCGGCATGACGATTGGGACAAGGTTCCCGGCGTCGAACCCATTCATGGTGGTATTGGTTCGGAAGGCAAGGCGATGCAACAGCATCTGCTGATGAAGCCTAAAGCATTCATGGAAGCGGACAGGGCCGAAAAGTTGGCCGCTCTGAAAAGCCGCGATCAAGAACAGCTTGCCCGACCGACCGCTGACAAAGCTGGCGCGGATGGCCTTTATTCCGTGCCGGGTAACAAACTCACGGAGGTCTAAATGGCTTTTGGTCTCAAGCCCATTCGCTACAAGAGCGGGGCACCCTACAACGGTTCGTGCAACCGTTATTCTGTCGCTGCTGGTGAAGCCAACAACATCTTCATCGGCGATCCTGTCGTTATCTCGGGCACTGGTGACGCTGACGGCGTTCCTGGCGTTGCGTTGGCTGCTGCGGGCGCGCTCATCACAGGCGTTGTCGTCGGCTTTGCTTCCAAGCAAAGCGCGGCTGCTGGCGCTACCACGGCGCTGAACCGTGGCTATCGTGCGGCATCGGAGGCGGATTATCTGCTTGTTTCGGATGATCCAAGCCTGCTGTTCGCGATCGAGGAAGACGCGGTGGGCGGCGCGCTGGCAACCACTGACATTGGCAACAATGCCGATCTGGTGGGCGCTGCTGGCAGCACCTACACCAAGCGTTCGGGCTACATGCTCGATAGCAGCACCAAGACCACGCTTACCGCGCAGGTGCGCATCGTCGGCTTCGACCAGACCATCGGCAACACCATCGGCGGCACTGGCCCGGTATGGCTCGTGTCGATTGTCGAAGCCACTGAAACCCCATCTGCCGGAACCACTGGCGTCTAAGGAGGACGGAACATGACAATTACTCGTTCAAACCACCCGTCCAACCTTTGGCCTGGTATCAAGGCATGGTTCGGCAACAAGTACGACGAATATGGCAAGCCATATGAAGCGTATTTCCAGTCGGAAACGTCGGACAAGGCTTATGAGGAAATTGCTGAAGCTACCGGCTTTGGCCTTGCCGCTCCTAAGCCTGAAGGCGCTTCAATCGGTTACGATAACGACGGCGAAGGCTACAAGACGCGTTTCACCAACGTGGTCTATGGCCTTGGCTACATCGTGACGCGTGAAGCGATTGAAGACGGGCAATATCGCACCATCGCAGAGCGTCGTTCGCAGGAGCTGGCGCGTTCGATGAACTCGACCAAGTGCATTGTTCATGCCAACGTGCTGAATCGTGGCTTTTCGGGTTCGTACCTCGGCGGCGATGGCGTGGCTCTGTTCTCGGCTTCGCACCCTACGCTGTCGGGCAACCAGTCAAACTTGCTGACCGCTGCTGACTTGTCGGAAGCTGGCATCGAGGCGGCTGTGACGGCTATCCAGACCATGAAGAACGCACGGGGCCACATCCTCGGCGCGCAACCCAAGGCACTGGTGATCCACCCATCTGAAATGTTCAACGCTGCCCGCATTCTGGACAGCGAACTTCAGTCGGGAGCCAAGACGGACGCTTCGGCCACCAATAACGTCAACGTCCTTCGCTCGAAGGGCCTGATCAACACGGTGATCGTTGATCCGTACCTGACCGATGCAGACGCATGGCATGTCACGACCGACATTCCTTACGGCCTGCTGTCGTTCCAGCGTCGTGCCATGGAATTCACCAAGGACAACGACTTCGACACCGAGAACGCCAAGGCGAAAGCTACGGAGCGATTCAGCGTTGGGTGGGGCGATTGGCGAGGGTGCTTTGCGAGCCAAGGTTCGTAGGCTTTTAAGCCATAACTTAATTATTTGACAACCATAAGCGTAACGGGCATGGTATTTCTTTCTATTGGGAGGCTACCATGTCCGTTCGTTCTGTGGCTCTAGGTATATTAAATTCACCTCGTAAGATGAGTATTGCTGAGGCGGCTTATATGGCGGGCATGGCCGATGCTGATGGTAGTTTCTTTATCACTCGCGCCACAATGCCAGACCAGAGGCGTCCGCAGTTTAGAGCGGCGCTTTCCATATCAAATACCAACTTTGAAGCATTGCGTGAGATGCAACAGATGATGGGTGTTGGGTCTCTCAATTGCGGATATCGTAGTGAGGCAAACCGTAATTGGAAAGACAAAGGCCAGCTTAACGTGCGCGGAGAAAACCTGCGGCATGTAATACCTCAAATTGCGCCTTTCCTTATCATAAAGGGCCATCAAGCGTCTCTTGTCCAAAAATTAATGGATCTGAAAGTAGAATGGTCTAAAATTAACGATAATTGGGAAGATCAAGAGAAGCTTTACAATGAATGCCAATCTTTAAATGCGCGTGGCCCAGATAATCAGCCTGCTATCGACCTTATTAAACCAGAGCCAGTCGAAAGAGTTTGCTCTGAAAAAGATTGTGCCGGTAAACATTACGGGTTCGGCTTGTGCCGCCGCCATTATCGGTGGGCGTTCGAAAGTGGTCGATGGGAACCGGGCCAAAATAGGGTTTGCGCCGAATGCTCAAAACCCTTGCCGGAAGGATCAGCAATAAGCAAAAAGTACTGTAATACGGCTTGTCGCATGAAGTGGCACCGTAAAAATGGTTGCTACACTCCGGAATCATTGGATGGCGCGCGGATTTGTAATGTGATAGGATGCAGTAGACCGCATCATGCGCAGGAAATGTGTCGCCGCCATTATATGCAAAAATGGCATAGGGAAAATGATAGGAAAGATTGATGGCAGGTAATTCCTACACACCCGGCGGCGCTTATGGAATTTGCGATGTGTGTGGATTTCAGCTTAGGTTGAGGGAAATGCAGAAGCGCTGGGATGGCCTAATGGTGTGCCGTGCGGACCTAGATCCGCGCCCGCCTGAAATGACACCCCCACGCGTCAAGGCTGAAGGCGTTCCATTGCCGAATGCCCGCCCTGACAATCAGAATGCGGATTATGTCGAGATTACGGCGGAGGATTTATAATGGCTAAGGCTGCAAGCGCAACGTACATCGACGGCGCGCACAATGTCATCAAGGCAAACGCGGGGACGATCACGTACACGCTTTGCTCTGCGCAACCGACCACGCGCACCGAGGCGGTCACAACGTTCATGCTGGCTTCGACCACGCTGGACAAAACCACGGAAATCACGCTGGCCAATGGCGATGTTTCAGGCCGCAAGATGACGATCAGCGCCAAGACCGGCGTTAGCGTGACCAATACCGGCACCGGCAATCACGTTGCGATCTGCGATGCGTCCAACCTGTTGTTTGTGACCACGGTGACACCGCAAGCCGTTTCCGCTGGCGGCACGGTGGACATTGGCTCGTGGAAAAATGAAATCACGGCAGTGGCTTAATGTCAGATGGCGATTGGCACCACACCTACACAATGCGGGAACGGTGCTAGCGCTGCGAGTAGCACAAGCTGGACGCTGACAAGCACCGCTGCAATTGACGCGGGCGAGGTTGGCGTCCTTCGTATTGCCAACGACAACATAAGCACGACCGACGGCGATAACAGTGAGGTTGCCTCGGTCACTGGCGGCACCGGCACTTGGGAAAAGTTGGGCGAATACACGAACAGCCAAGGCGCTGCTGCTGGCGGCGTTACGGTGGCAACGTGGCTTTTTACGCCAAGTGCAAGCAATGCGTCGGGCACAGTCTTTACGATCACGCTGGCCAGCGCACGAACACAGAAAATCGCGGCGCTGGAAAAGTGGACGGTTGGTTCGGGCAATAGCCTTCGCCAGACCACGGAGGCGGCTCTCGTCACATCGCAGGTTGATGCCGGTGCGGGCTTCGGTTCGTCCAGCTTTACCGGCCTGACAAGCCTTGAGCGCCTTTATCTGCGCGTTCTTGGCGCGGAACTAAGCACAACGGCATCGGTTGCGGCCACAACAAACTTCACCGCGCTGTCGTCTTTCCGTTCGTCCACGTCCAGCCCTGTTTCGGTGCTGGGGGAATATCGCGTCAACACATCAACCGGCGAAACCAGCAACCCGTCATTCACGCCTACCGCTGACAAGGCGGGCATATTCTTTGCGCTTGAGGAATACACTCCAGGCGGCGGCGCTGTAGCGGTTGATAATGGATCACAAAGCCAATCCGCCACTAGCCCGACTGTTGCGGCTAAATCCACGGTGGTACCGGATAACGGCGCGCAAAGCCAGAGCGCCACAAGCCCAACCGTGGCCAGTGGTGGCAGTGTTTCGGCTGACAGCGCCTCACAGGGGCAATCTGCCACATCGCCAACACTTGCGGCCAAATCCACCGTTGCGCCTGTAAACGCATCACAGGGGCAAAATGCGACAAGCCCGACACTTGCAGTTGCAGGCGTTATCGCAGTGGCAGACGGGGCACAAAGTCAGGCTGCTACCAGTCCGGTTATTACGGCGCGTTCATCGGTTACGGTGCAAGGCGGTGCACAATCCCAAGCGGCAACTAGCCCTAGCGTATCGTATAGCCTGACATTGAATGTGGCTAATGGCTCGCAGGGACAGGCCGCTACAAGCCCCTCTATTTCAGCAACTCTTGTAGGCTGGACTTTTGTTAAGGATGCCGCAGAGGATCCATTGTCATTCACCAAGACAGCAACGCCCGATTTATTGCCGTTCGCTAAAGAGCCTGCTATAAATCCTTGGACTTTCGGAGTTTAAATTATGGCTACAAGTGGCGTTACAGCGTGGAGCCTTACCGCAAGGGACATCATTACCACGGCGCTGGTCAATGAACTGGCGGTGATCCCGATTGGTGAAGATCCGGAGGCTCAAGAGGCCGCGCTGGTCCTGTCGAATTTGAACTACCTGATGAAGTCGGCAACCAATGGTTCGCACCTTGAAGCGCTGGGTACGGTCACGATCCCTGCCAATAGTGCATCGGGTTCGGTGGCTGGCGATGTGCAGGAAGTCATTTCGGCAAGGCTGGTCACTGGCGCGACCGAACGTGATCTAAGCCGGTTTGAACGCGACGAATACCTGTCATTGCCGAACAAGGCTGCAAGCGGGACGCCAACGATATTTTACGTATCGAGGCAGCGCGATGATGCGGTGATGTATGTCTGGCCTGTTCCCATCGTGGAGACGACCGTCAACATCAGCTATATCCGCATCCCTGAAACGATCACGGACCTTAGCCAGAACGTTGACTTCCCTAGCGAGTATATACCGGCGTTGACGGCAATGCTTGCTGTACGATCGGCAGGGGCTTTTGGTGAAACCGCATCGCCTGAACTAGTAGCGCGGGCGAATATGCTCTGGCGTGAAATGGAGGACAACCAGCGCCCCGTTTCTTACTTCATGGGCGCGATGTAATGCCGAATATCGACTTCGCCACATCGTCCTATGAACGCGGGCGAGGCGGGCTTCCCCCGCTTAGCGTCACGAACATGGTGCTGGAACAAGCGCCAACGGAAAAGACCGGCAAGGCGCTGCAAAGCCGTATGGCCGTGCTGGATCGTGGCGCGGATATGGGGACGCAGCCGATTGCTGCTGTATTCCGCAAGGACGGTGTGCAGTCGGGCGATCTATTCGGCGTGTCCGGTGGTGAATTATATCGCCTCACGGCCCCGCTAGGTGTCATCCCCGGCACTGGTCCTGTGTCTATCGCAGGCAATGAAGGTGGCATCATGGTGGCTGCTGGAGAGGCTTTGCGCTACTATAACGGGGTAACACTTTCGGATGTGGCATTCCCTGACAGTGCGCCTGTCATCAAGGTTATTGCAGGCGCTGGCCGGTTCATCGCGCTTCGGGCCGATACGGGTAAATTCTACTGGACGCCTGTTCTTGCTAGCACGGTTAATCCGCTCGACTTCGCCACGGCTGAAAACCAGCCTGATAACTTGCGCGATGCGTTGTTCATTGATGACATTCTGCTTTTGTTTGGCGCGGAAACGGTGGAGTTTTGGCCTAACACGGGCGATCAGGAATTGCCGTTCCAGCCGCTTGAAGGGCGCGTGATCGAAAAGGGCATTCGGGCGACGGGTTGCGCGGCGGCTATCGGCTCAACCTTCGCATGGGTCACGCACGAAAATCAGGTGTGCTTGACTGACGAAAACAACATCATATCGAACAACGGCCTGCAAGAGCGCATCGAAGCCAGCGCAACGGTTAGCCTGTTTGCATTCGTCATGGGCGGGAATGAATACCTCTGCCTGCAACTCGACAATGAGACGCAAGTTTACCAGCCGCGCACGGGGCAATGGTCCGAATGGAAAACCTACGGGCAGGCACGTTGGGCAGTGGGATGCTTTTCAGGCGGCGTCATGGGGTCTAATATCGACGGGCGGACATTGGCGTTCGGCGCTGGCCATGTTGATCTAGGCGGCGAAATGGAACGCCTCTGGACAGCCGGAATGCCTATGGACGGCGGCGGGGTTAAAATCAGCAACGTAGTGGCGCGGGTGAATATCGGGCAATCGCCATTCCTGACCGGCGATTATGTCGATCCGGTCATTGAAATGCGGATCTCACGCGACGGCGGCAAGACTTGGGGTGACTGGCGGCAGAAGTCGCTGGGGCGTCAAGGCGATTACCGGCAGGAGGTGCGTTGGCGTGGACTTGGCCTTGCGGGGCGTCCGTCATTCCTTGTGCAATTCCGCGTGACTGATCCGGTCGATGTACGCGTGTCAGGTGTGCTCGTTAATGAGCCAGGAGGTGGTCGCCAATGATTGCCCCTACCATCGTCAACCTTGCGCGGTTGCAACGTCAGAAGGCTTATTTTGACCGCGAGGGCTATCCTACGGCTCAAATGCAAATCCATTGGCAAAAGACGATGGAGGCGATTGAAGCCGCATTTGCCAGTTTGAACGCCACGGTTGTAGAGCTGGCTGCCACGCAAGAGGCGCAAGCAATCACTCAGGCTGAATTGGCAGCTACGCAAGCCGACTTAGCCATTGCCATTGCGGACATTGCGGCGGCGCAGTCTGCGATTACGGTAATTCAAGACGATGTGACGGGCTTGCAGACAACCGTGCTTGACGCGGTGCTGAAGGATCAAACGGCGGCTTGGGGAACACCTACGGGCACATTTGCACGAACGACATTCGCCAGTTACGCTGGCCAGACGGTTAGCGCTGTTCCGACACAAGCTGAAGTGCAGGCCATTGACGATGCTGTGAAGGCTAATTCGCAGAGGCTCGCGGCTTTGATTAGCGATCTGCGCGGGAACGGTGTGCTTACATGATCCGCGCCATGACATTGGACGACCTGCCCGAAGTCGCGCGATTGGGGGCAGTGTTCCATGCAAAAGCGGGTTGGGATGAAATCGAATATAACGAAGCGGATTGCATCGCTTCCTTGACCAAATTCATGGAAACGGGTAGTTTCATCGGACTAGTAGCCGATGACGGCCATATAGTTGGAATGGTGGGGGGCATAATCAGCCCCGTATATTTCAACTACTCCCATATCTCCGGTGAGGAACTGTTCTGGTATGTGGCCGATTGCGCGCCGCAAATGACCGGAATCAAGTTGCTCAAAGCGATGGAAAGCAAAGCCCGTGCGCATGGCTGCCGGTCTTGGCAGATGAAATCGCTAGACCGTTTGGGTGGGGAACGAATGGTGCGGTTGTATGAGAGAATGGGTTATCGGCGTTCCGAAAGCTCGTTCATCAAGGAGCTTAAGTAATGGCCATTGGCACAACTGCTGCGATTTTGGGAGGCTCTGCACTGCTTGCGGGCGGGTCCGCTTTATCGTCGTCCAAAGCTAATTCGGCTGCAAAGCAAGCATCGGCTGATGCCACTGCAACCGCGCGCGAGAATAACGCGCTAACCCGCGAGATTTACGGCAAGAACGAAGCCACGCTGTCGCCATTCGTGCAGACCGGCACGGCGGCGGGCGCGCTGCTAAACGACTTTTACGGCATTCAACCGGCGGCGCAGCCTGTCGCACCTACATACACTCCACCAGCGCAAACCCCATACACCCCAACTGGAGGTTTTGGCGGGATGGTGGGGACCATCAGCCGGATTATCGCCCGACGCAATGGTTGGGGGGAGTTTGACAATAATGAACCCGCCCCCGCGCCAGTGGCGACAGTTGCACCAAAAGCTGACAGTCGATCCGCATTCGCCAACTATATAACCAATTCGGATTACGCCTTTCAGCAACAGGAAGGCGGCAATAAGGTCAATTCCGGATATGCCGGTGCTGGCACGGTGCAGTCAGGCGCGGCAATGCGGGCGCTTGAGAAGTACCGGCAAAACCTGCAATCGGGCTATCGCGGCGAATGGGCAGGCGGTGTTGCTAATCAGCAAGGCGTCGGACTTACGGCGGCGGGCGCATTGGCTGGCGTCTCGACAAACTTTGGTAACACCATTGCGGCCAGTAACACGGCGGCAAGCAACGCGCGGGCCAATGCGGCACTGTCGCAGCAAAGCGTGTTCGGCAATGCGCTTGGAACGGCAGGCGGCGCGTTGATGAAAGGCTTTGGCTGATGATAAACTGGCAAAATAATTCGGCGCTGTCAGGCTTTCAGAACGCCTTGGCATTGGGTGCTGACATTGGCGGGGCTATCCGGCAAAACCGCGAGAATAGCGCTCTGGCGGCGTTCATGACGGCGGGGCAGGGTGGCGCGCCGATGGGCGGCATGGGTGCGCCTTCCACGGTTGGCAATCCACCTATGCCGACGCAATGGGGCGGCAATGGCGGCGGGATCGTGCCCACCGAAACGCAGAAGTCCGAAAGCCAAGCTGCCTATGAGCGACTGGCCAAGATTAATCCGCGCTTGGCGATGCAGGCGCAGGATCGTGTGGCTGGGCAGGAAGCTGCACGGGCTAAGGCTATGCAGGAGCAAGCACAAAGCGGCTTTGCTGGACTGCAAAAAGTCGGACAGTTGCTTGAAGG